TTAACAAAAATCCAGATTGCTAACGAACGCTTGTACTGGCTTGGCAAAGGTGCCACTAAAGAAGCAGCCTTTACCGCCGATTTCCCCGGCCTGCTCCCATCAATAGCTGCGGCTTCAGGCGTTTATAAGGTAGGTTTAAGTAAACCTGCCACCTCATTAGCAGCCACCGCAATTGATGCGAATGGCATTGTAACCGTGGCCGATACCTCAACCCTCGCTGATGGCGATGTTGTTACAATCACCGCGGTAACCGGCACCAGCAAGGATACTACCAATGGCGCGCCAGGTATCGCTGTTCAGGGCCAATCTTACTTTATTCAGGTAGCGAATGCCACCTCGTTTAAGCTGGTGCGTAACTACAACGAGGTTAACAGTCGCAAACCTGCAGCTTTTAGCGGCACAGCTACCGCGGCTATAGTAAACTACATTAACGTAAGCAATGTATTGCAGGTGCTGGGCAGCGTTTATGCCCAGCTTGACCCTGCCGATAGGATTCAGGAAGATTTTAACTTACAGATTCCTTTACATGTGGGTTATGCGTATGCCCAGGCGCAGGCAAACAAGGCATTAAACGTTATCAACGCCTTTACCGATATGAAAAAGATGGATTACCTGGGTATCCCGCTTCAGATCATGAACCACTGGCAGGCTAATACCATTTTAGGTGCAAGGTCGTCAAACCTGTTCCTTGGTGTCGACCTGTTAGGTGATGCTTCTGAGCTATCAACCGTTTACCTGAAGCCTTACACCAACGATAACGTGGTACGCATGAAAGCCCGTATGAAAGCGGCCGTAAATTTCAAATTTGCCAACGAACTGTTCTACCTCTCTGCTTAGTGAATTGTTGATTGGGTTGGTTAGGTGAGTGGTTATTAACTCTTTACCCTATCCCTAACTAACCCAATCAACTTAATCAACCATTAACTTAATCAACCAATAATAACATGTCAATTTATAATAAAATAAACGCAGGTTTTAGCCTGGGCACTGATGAACCTATTACCTCGGGTATTGAGGATGTGATCTATATTTTCAATGCGGATGATGTTGTGCTCACTTATGACACTACCAACCCGCTTATTGTTAAAGGATTAACCGCTGTGAGCAATGCCAAAGTTTACAAATTTGAAGGAACAAATAACAGTTTCAATACTACTTCCAAACAAACAAAAACACAGGTAGGCCCGCGTTATACCGAAGAGATAGATTTCAACATAGCAGGTTTATCTGTTGATATCAAAGGCCAGCTTATGGCCATGGGATATGGCCGTGTACGCGCCATAGCGGTTAACAATTACAAATCGAGTGATTCAGCTATTGAACTTTTTGGCGCGGTAAACGGATTGATACTAACCGATGCCGAACGTAATGCCGCAGACGAATCACTTGACGGTGGTTACAAACTGAAGCTTACCAATCCTGATAAAATGAAAGAGCCCTACCCTCCCCGCGCGGTATCTATTGCTCCCGGCACCGGCAGTGCCACTTATGCCAGCACTTTATCAGCTATCGAGGCGCTGGTTACAGCATAATCATTGTGTCATGAGGTCATTAGTCATTGTATAATGGCTAATGACCATTAAAAGATCTTTTTTCTATAACCTAAAACTAATGACCAAATGACTGATGACGCAATAACAAAGAAATACATGCTTAAACCCGACTTTCATCAATTTGTACCTGGTTCGGCAGCAATACATTGCAATGAAAACCTGAGCGATGAAGAAGCAGAATGGTACTTACAACGATATCCACATATAGAAGCGCTGTTTGCCCCCCGTCACCCTGAAGGGGGAGTTATAATCCAATCTAAGAATAGGCGCAAATCAATGGCTAATAAAGATTCAAACAAAGGAGGTTCAAAATGAAAACCTACCTTCCGCAAATTGAACGGCGAATACTGGTAAGGCCAAACCAAACCTATGGTATTCTTAATTATGACCTGGATAATGCTTATCCGCAGCGCATGCTCGAGTTGGTAGCCGGATCACCTACAGCAAAAGACTGCTGGAACAAACGAACAAAATTCATTGCCGGTAACGGGTTTGAACAAAGGGACCTCGGCAAACAGGTAATTAACTCTAAAGGCTTGACCCTTGCCAAACTATTAAAGGCATTGGCTACCGACAAAGCACTTTTCACTGGTTTCGGCATTCACCTAAATTACAATGCTGATTTTAAGATTGTATCAGTAAGCTATGTGAAGTTCGAAGATATCCGCATGGGTGATACTGATGCCCCGGAAACAGCCGATAAATACGCACTATACTCGGATTGGGGCCGCAAAACCTGGAAAAACATCATGCGCAGCAAGATCACGTTTTTAGACAGGTATAATCCTGATCCGCAGGTGATCCGGGAACAGGTATCCCGGGCCGGCGGATGGGAACATTACAAAGGACAGTTGTTTTATTTTAATCCGGAAGTTGATGATTACCCGTTAATTGAAGCAGATTCGGTATGGGAAGATTTTGAAACCGAGGCCGGGATCAAGATTTTCAACAACAGGGAGGTAACCACCGGGTTTCTGCCATCAACCATGCTTTTTATGCAGTCGCGCCGCGAGGAGGCCGAAAACACCAGGCCTGATGCCGATGAGTACTCAGCGGCCAATATCCCATCGCAGCTTGAAAAAGACCTCGGCGCATTTCAGGGTGCAAAAAGCGCGCAAAAGATCATCGTAATTGAATATGAAGATGAAAACTCAAAACCGGAATTCAAAGCCTACCCTATTCAGAATAACGATAAGCTGTTTGAAACGACGGAACGATCTGTCGAAGCCCGCATCATTAAAGGCTTTTCGGTACCAAAAGAATTGATTAACGCCGAAAAATCATCAGGGTTAAGCAACGGCAGCGAAAAGAAGCAGGCAATTCTTGAGTTCAATGACAATACCGCGGCCGACAGGCTTGACCTGTCAGAAACTTTAGCTGAAATTTTCAATCGTTTTTACAGAAATATAAATCCCGGTAATAACTGGAACATCGTACCCGTAACAGCGATAGCAGCCGATGATAGCCCGGGTATCAAGGCCGGAAACGCCATCAACGGGCTCCTGCAATCGGCCATTCCTCAAAAAAACAAAATAGCTGCGTTGATATACGCCTATGGTTTTAAACAAGCCGAAGCCGAAGCAATGTGCGCTTAATTAAGTCATCAGTCTTTAGTCGTAAGTTCTAAAAGCTGCTTAAGCCTTATCATTTTCATCATTCTAATTTAAACAAAAAACGACTTAAGACTTCCAACTCAAGACTTAGAACTAAGACTTAAACACAATCATAAACAACATTTTCAAATCCCGTAACGGGAGTTAGGAGGCCATGCTATGATCTATTTAATCAATCAAACCATATTTCAGCAATACGAAGACATTAACATAAATATTAAACCCGAACGGCTCAAAGTATTTATCAAAAAGGCCCAGGAGCTTGACCTAAAACCATTTTTAGGATATGCTTTGTACTACCAGCTAATAACCTATTGCAATGATGACGGCACTATAAAAGATGATGCGCCGCAGGCTTATAAAGATCTGTTAAACGGCAGCGAATATCTTGACGAGTATGGCCGCATCGTATTATACGAAGGCCTCGCTCCCGCCCTGGTTTATTTCACCTTTGCCCGCTTTATTGAAAACGACGCTGTACACTACACTGCAACTGGACCAGTTATTAAACGCCACGATAACGGCAATGCCCTTTCATCGCCCGAGATTGTAAAACTGGTGCAGCAGCAGCGCAGTATAGCCAATGCTTATGCCAATGATATAGAAAAATTTTTAAGAGATAACCAGGAAAACTTTCCGCTTTGGCGCTACAACGAAAAGAATAAAAGCAGCCGCCAGTCCGGTCCACGGATTCGTGGTATCGACAAAAATGATTTCAACTATCCGGGCACAATTAACAATTACAATTTACCAATAACCGAATTTTTAAACTGATGGCGAACGATAAAAAAATAAGCGAGCTCCCGATAGCAGAAACTATAAATACCGAAGACAGATCAATCCTGATCAGCAACAATGCCGATTATCAATTCGATTTTGCCACCCTGCTTCAATTTATCAATTCAGGGCTAAACGCCGGAGCTAACCTAACCTTCGGCCCGGTGCTTCCGCAAAACACAAGCGGTAAAAACGGGGACGTATTTATAAACACTGCAGCAGGCTCCTTTGCGCAAAAAATAGCAGGTGTTTGGACAATTGTTTACACCATAGCCACCGGAAGCAGCGGCGATACCACCGTGCTATACGGCACAACCAGCCCCAGTTCGTCAACCGGTAATAATGGCGATACATTTATAAACACCGTAAGCGGCATATTTTACAAAAAGACCGCCGGAGCATGGAACCAGGTATTCTCCATGCAAACAGGCCCGCAGGGACCACAAGGAGCAAGCGGAACGGATGGTACCAATGGTACAAACGGCAAAACCATATTAAACGGAACAACCAATCCGGCAAACAACCTGGGTACCGACGGCGATTTTTATATCAATACCTCCTCTTATTACTTTTTCGGCCCCAAGACCGCCGGTATCTGGGGCAGCGGAATTTCATTGATAGTTTCGGGCGCACAATTTGAGGAAATTGAAAACAAAAATACACCCAACGGCTATGCGGGTTTAGATGGCAGCGGAAAGATTTCGGCAGCCCAACTCCCCGGCTATGTTGATGATGTACTGGAGATTGCCAATTATGCATCCCTGCCGGCGATCGGAGAAACCGGAAAAATCTATATTACTACCGATACCAACAATGAATACAGGTGGGGCGGATCGGCATACATCCAAATTGTCGCGTCGCCCGGTACTACCGATGCTGTACCCGAAGGCGCGACAAACAAATATTTCACGGTATCGAGGGTTTTAAACGCTGTACTTACAGGTATCGGATTCGGAAGCGCCTCGGCAATATCAGCAACCGATAGCATTTTACAGGCATTAGGGAAGCTGCAGGCTCAAATTACCGGTTTATTTAAGATTCCTTCGGGAGGGGCAAGTGGGCAGATCCTGGCAAAAAACAGCAATACTGATGGTGATTTGCATTGGATTAATGCGCCTTCCGGTAGTGGCGGGGGCGGCTCGTCTGAACCATCCGGGCAGATTAAATCTTTCAGGGTTGATTATGGAGCTGTTGGGGATGGTGTGACGGATGATACGGCGGCGGTTAATGCTGCTTTGGCGGTAAACACTGTAATTTTCGATACTGGTGACTTTTTAGTAACCAATTTGGTTAATAAATATGGATGTAAAATATTAGGAGGTGCAAGGATATTACAGCAAACAATTAATACAAAGCAGCAAACTAACACTGCCTACGCCGATTCTCCAATGATCTTTGGCGAAGAATATTTATCAGCTTTCCATAAAAAACTAATAGCAAAAACCGCTACAACAATTGTGTTGTCAGGTGATAGCACTACTTACGGTAATGGGTCAACAACAGGATATGACCCAGTTAGTTTATTAAGAGATATGACAGCTCGTCAATATGTTCAATCAGCAGTTACATATGTTAATAATGGGCAGTCAGGAAAAACGACACAACAATGGTTGGATACTTATTTAGCAGCGGACTTGGCAGCGAACCCAGATGTATTAATTTTAAGGTGGGGAATAAATGATGGTTGGATACATCCCGGAACATCAAAAGATGTCATTGATCGTATTGATACTGGCTTATCGATAATTAGGACAAATGCTAGCTTTACGCAGGATAAACTTTCCATTATCTTGCAATCACAAAACACCACGCAGGATGATAATATGGATCACCGCGGTCAAATATGGAATGAGGAGTTGAATAATGGCTTAAGGGCTCTGGCTCGTAAATATCAATGTTGTTTTATGGATATTTACGGGATACTTCAAGATAGCAAAAATTCTGATGATTATTTACTTGTTTATAGTAATGGTAATATCCATCCAAAAAACACGCTTTACGTAGAAATTGCAGCCAAAACATTTGAAGTTTTGTTTCCTATATATTATCGAAATGGCGGAGTTAATAACAGGGGAGCGACCGGAATTACAAATGCAGCAAAGCCGTCTACTTATCCATTAGCCATATCATTGGATTTTGTTTTAGTATCGAATGGCTTTCCCATCAATGGCCTTATGATGACAACAAGGGGTGGACAAGGAAATAGTCAAGTCATACAAAGATTGAATAGTTATGGAGGTAGCGAATCTGTTGAATATTTTAGAACTGGATTTGCTGAACAGGGTGATACTTTTACCCCTTGGGAAAAAGTACAGAAAGTTGTAACTCCCACGTATATTGACAGTGGTAATTCCGGGAAAACATTAACGACAGCGATGTCTACTTATCCGTTTGGTATATCGGTGGATTTTGTTTTTAATAGTGACGGATGGCCAATTAGCGGAATGTTATTAACAACAAAAGGGGCTTATGGAGCAGTTGCTGCTATTCAAAGATTGACAAATTATCAAAATCCTACAGTTGAGTACATACGGGTTGGTTCTTATGATAACTTCGGAACGAGTGGCTGGCAAGATTTTAAACCGGTTCAATTAGCAGCGCCTGTTCAGACGTATTTTGATAGCGGTATGTCAGGCATTACCGCTACAAAATTACCTAATCTTTGGCCTAACGGCTATTCAACTGATTTTGCTCTAGCAAGCGATGGCTTTCCTATAAACGGGTTGCTTACCACTGTAAAATGTGCTTCGCAATTAGTTAGGCAGGAGCTAACTACATATGATACCGCTACAGTTATGTATATCCGCGTCGGTTATACGGGTTTAGGCGGTAGTTGGCAGGCTTGGAAACAAATAACCTTGGTATAACAACGATTGTTATATTTGACTATGAAAAAAATGCTTTTGGCATCTATTGTCCTAAATATTATTTGCTTGCCTCTGGCCAGTATGTATCTAGTTAGGAAAATTCAATTCTATAATAGTTTAGCACCGAAGTCTACAAATTTTCCAAATGAAAATATCATTTGGAAAATTCGGAACTCTGAATTTAAAGCCTTTGAAATAGATAGTAATTCAATTGTTTTTATTGGTGATAGTCAAACTCAAAATTTTGAAATTGCAGAAGCGTTTAATGATATTCATGTTAAAAACAGAGGCATAGCTTTAGACGGCACGGCCTCTGTATTAAGTAGGATCAATTACATAGTCGATAAACACCCTCGAAAGATATTTATCCAAATCGGAATAAATGATTTATTAAGTGGTGTTCAGCCGCGGATTGTTACAAACGACGTTAACAAGATGATTAAGCAAATAAAAAGCGTGTCACCTCAAACGTTGATCTTTATTCAAAGTGTTTTTCCGACAAGCTGGAATAAGTATAAAGATCAGAAGCCTGTTTTAAATAATATAGTTGAGCTGAATAAGCACCTACAAGCGTTAAGTGATAAAAGTGATTGTATCTATGTCAATTTGTTTAGCTTGTTATTAAAAGGAAACGGATTAAACCCGCGATATGACTGCGGCGATGGTTTACACCTGAATGGGCAGGGATATCTTTTGTGGAGAGATTGTATTAAGCAATTTATTAATGGTTCAATTGCGTTTTAAAATACAAATACTTTTACTGTTTTAACATAGCCAAATTACCTCACCTACGGGTACAAGTCACAGGAATAAATGCCCCTCCAATAAATTCAGGGAGCATCCACAACCATTATAGCACAAATGCTGTGCTTCTTTAACCAATTTATAATATCTACATCATGACAACATTTGAACACAGAGAGATCAGGGGCATTACCATAAAGAATATGATAGTCACCATAGCCAGCACCGTAAGCATTGTTGTTTCGGTAATGACAGGCTACTTCCAATTGAAAGGCGACATTAAAGATATCCGTTCATCGCAGGAAACACAAAGCAGGATCAATGAGATCAGGTTGAAAGTACTGGAAGGACAAGTTAATGTATTACAACAGGAAGTCAGTGGATTAAAAGAGGGGAAGAGATCTTAAATAAATTGTTTAAGAGGTGTGCCCAGAACGAGATTCGAACTCGTACATCCTTACGAATGCCACCCCCTCAAGATGGTGCGTCTACCAATTTCGCCACCTGGGCT